ATCAATCTCCATCTCGTATGCCTGATCAGGCTTTGGGCCAATAAAAATCTTCTTAGGCCCATACATGGAAAAGCCCACTGGACGCCCAGTATAGTTTTGCCAATAGCGCAACTGAGCATTAAAGTCAGTCCAAGGCAGGTAGTACAGTGGAATGCGGGAGTTCCCCCAGTAAAGGATCACATTCAGCACATCAACGGTATTGACGCCTTCAGGCAAGTCAGCAAAGTCGATGGTTTCGACGTTGTAGGTTACCGTGTGATTCTGCAAAACGCGATTGCACCCTGAGTCTCGGACTAGGGTGTTACGCCCATCGTTTATGTAATCCGTTAGCTCTGCATCTGTCCAGAAGTTCGCATTAACGTCATGTAATAAACGCCGGGTTTGCGTAATGTAACCAGCAAGCGTATCTGCCATTTTTAACCATCAAGGTTTGCAACTTTCGCCGCACCCTTTGCCTTGGGCATTGGGGCGGCTACTCGTTCCACCACTGGGGCTGACAAGTGGACGGGCTTAACAGACTCTTTCGAAAAAGAAAACAAGGCCAGCTTTTCCATTGCTTCGTTAAACTGGTTACTCATTTTCATCCAACCAAGTCTTACAAGATACGGCTCTTTATTGTCATCGCCATAACCAAAGATATGCTTTGCTGCAACTTCAGGAATCTCAATCTCTTTTCCAGACTCGAAATGGTACACCGTACCATCCAAAGCATCGAAAAAAGGGTCAGAACCATTATTGCGAACAAAGATCGTGGTCATAGCGAGACAATATCTCCATACAGGGCAACATCGCAAGTAACTGCGGCGTTGACCGAACAATTAACATAAAGCACTCGGGCAGTTTGAACGTCAGTGTTTGCAGCAGAAGCCAATGTCAAGTCATCAAACTTAGTCGTGCCAGTTGCAGCACTTAGGGCTTGATCGGCTGCAATGGCAGTGCCTCCACCGCTTGCGGCAGTGAAGACACCCACATTGGCACCACTTGCATTACCACTGAAGTTAGACAGAACTATCCGACGCACAATGTATTTAGTTGCCGCTTGCGCAACCAAAGTCGTGACATCACCAGTAGCAGCTAGGCTTACGCCTGTTTGCTCTGCCAAACGGTAATTGCCAAACGAATCTGGATACGACCGGCCTACTGCATTTGCGTCCATAGCTCCCCCTTATGCGTAGGTTTCGCCAGCAGCTTGACCACCGTTGATGTCCAGCAGTGTCACTGTCGCATTGCCAGAAGAATTCTTAGCAAAGATATTGACACCATCGGAGATCACAACACCACCGGTATTGGATGCCATAACGGTAGCATTAGAACTGCCGTTATAGGCCAACACGGTGACGTTAGCGGACGGGAACATGACATAGATACCTGCCGGAATGACAGTACCGTTGCCAGTTGCCACTGCGTTAATAGTAACAGTCTGGAAGTAAGCGCCCGGAGTGTTGCTTTGAGCGCCAGCCAGAATAATTTTATTAGGTGCAAGAGACATGATTTCCTCCTTACAGGCTCAAAGAGTTGTAGCCCGTAATCTTCGTCATGGCTTTCGGCTTGGTGTTTACCAATTCTGCAATCATCAGAACTGCACCAACGTAGCCAATCTGGAAGTTCGGAAGTGTGGACTCGAAGCCAGTGAAGGCGAACGATGCCTGCTCATGGATATAGAGCGAGAGATAGTTCGTGTTCAGCAGATACAGAGTACCTTCCGGGCAATACGGGTCTGGATAGATTGGCACACCAGCAACCATCAGGGCGCGGAAAGCAGCCTGTGGGCCATTGGCATCACCATCAAAGCCGGAGCCGGGAGTGATCATGTAGTTTTCTTGACCTACATAATCCTGTGCCAGCAACGTCCAAGTACCGAAACCGCAAACGCCAAAGGTCGGAACCTCTGCGCCATTCTTCACGGTGCCGGAAATGTATTGCAGTACGTTTTGACGGGTCGGGTTGACCGAGCCAGCAGCGTATTGCTTCGACTTCCACCATGTGTCCGTAGTACGGTTGATGTTACCGTAGGTTGCGGTGCCAGTACCATCATCTACTGCCGCAGGCAGACCGATGAATTGCTGGTTGTTCGTGGTGTTGTTATACAGCGCGGTTGCCATCGAATCCATCATCACGTTGGTCGCGTCGTTCATACGCGCTTCGATCAGAGGAATGATTGCGTAGTCTTGCTGTACGGCACCTTCCATACCGAGGAACGGCACAGGAGAAACCAGCAGCTTCAGGTTAAATTCAGCTTGGTAAGCACCTTGCTGAACGGAAGGCTGCGCGAACGAACCGGAATAGTCCGACCACTGAGCATTCACGAATTGAGAACCCTGAACTGGAACCGATACAGACGACACACCGCCGGAGGCAGTCTGCGAGTTTGCAATCAGTGCCGCCATCAGGGGCGTCGAGTTGTAGATTTGCACGACCAACTTCGGGATAAATGCCCGACGAGTGACGTAGGTCAACTCGTTGTACTGATTAGTACCCGAAGCCGGAAGAATGCCGCCACCAATAGGCATAATTTACCTCCGAAGTTTAAAAAATAGCCCCTTACAAACCGATTGGCTTTGGATTTTTGCGTAATTCAGCCAAAGCCGCCGCTGCATTTTCACGGGCAGCAGCTACCGGATTCTTCATATAGCCCTTCACATCCAAGCGAGACATGACGGGCGCTGGATAACCGGGTGTCGGCACTGCCGATTGCTTCATGTGACGCCAGTAATCAGCGGCGGTTTCATGATTAGCAATGCCTTTGTCGGTCATCAGTTTCTCAATTTCAAGAATGTCATCATCAGACTGAGCGTAACCACTCTCTTTTAGCTTGCTACGGCGGCGATTTAGTTCATCACGCACCTCACGCGCACGCAACTGCTTCTCAAGGTCTGCCACACGCTGTTCGGACGCCGAAACACGCTGGTTGACAACCTCTTCCATCTCCAATTCAGGCACAGGCAGGTCAGGATTGACCTCTTTTGCCAGTCTTAGAAAGGATTTGCGTGTTTTTGGGTCTTCCGACAAGCGTTTTGAAAGTGCAGCAAGCTCTTCAATTGCTTCGGGAGAATAGTTTTCCAGACTCATGATTAGCCCCTTGAGTTAATTAGTAAATTTTCTTGGTGTCGCCCGGCTTGCTCATAGTCATGGAGTTGCGCTTGCCGGTTTTTGAAGCATTCGACAGGCCACCCATTTCTGCGAAACGAGGCGTGTTGTAAATTTGACCATTCATCTGCGAGTTGTCAGTCGGGCGGCGAACGGTCATTGCACCCTTTGGCTTAAAAAGTTCCATGATTGCTCCTTAAATTGGAAGTGGTGGTGCGGTAGTTCCCGCGATAGGCGCTGACATTGCTTCTCTCTGCCCCGGCGTAGCGCCACCCGCTTGTGGTAGAGACTGAATCATTTGGATGATTTCAGAAGGCATCAAGCGACGCGAATCAGACTCGCGC